TGCCAATCTTCCTGCCGGTGATTCAGCAACTTTTTGACCAAATTGAACACCACGTTGCATCAAAGGTTCTGCATACATTCTTGCGCCCTGTGCGTAAGGAGAAGCAACATTAGCAAGGGTTCTTAGAGTGTTTAAAAAAGCTCCTGCTGAGTAGCCTGGCACTTGGTTCGTGGTTGTTTGATACTTGTGCCTAAATAATTTTCTTTTTAATACCTTGCTCATGCCTTACCACCACCAGAAATACCTGTGCCACCTAAAAGATCAAACGCTTTGTAAGCACCTACACCTGCACCTATAGCTTGAGCAAAAGGATTAACACCAGGACCAGTTCCGGCTGTGACTTGTGAAGCAGCTGTTGGTAGGGCAGTCATGATACCTTTTTGAAATTCTATTCTCTGAAATGGTTCGTAAGCTCTTGCTACATCTGTTTGTCTTTCAGCAGTCAAGGCTCTTTGTGCAATATCTCTTTGTATTGCGCCAGCTTGTAATTGACTTTGAATATCTCTTTGTTGCATTTGTTGTTGTTGAGTAGCAAGGTCAGAAAAACCTTTAGCTTGATTTAATAATGCTTGTTGTTGAAAAGCTTGTTGCTGTTGCGCAGCACCTAAAGCAGCTTGAAAACCCTGTCCACGTAATTGACCTAACGTTTGCAAACGTGCTCTTTCTTGCTCGGCACGTTGTACACCCTCTCGCCCCCCACCAAACGCACCACCTGCAACAGCTTGAGCCGATAAAGCGTTTTGTTTCATAGCTGCTTGTCTGTTAATTTCATCAATTGTATATCGTTCATAAGGGTTAAAAAAAGCATCAATATCCGGTTGTGACATAGCTTGTGTGCCTGCTTGTGTCAAAGCACCTACACCTTGTTGAAGTGCTGGTAAACCCACACCAACTGTTCCTGCAACTTGAAAACCTTGTTGTTCAAGAGGAGAAGGTCCTGCTGTTTGATAACTAGGCACAGCTATTGGAACTTTTGAAAGTTCTATTGCTTCATCGTATAAAGCAAGTTTTCTAGCTTCAATCTCAGGAGCTTCACGAGAAATAGTTGTTTGTTTTTCAGGTGCTGATGGAGCTGCAGGAGGTGGGGCACTACCTCCACCACCTTTTCCATATTGTCTTAATCCTGTACATTCATTGATTGTGCCTGAACCACCTGCTAATTTTAAAAGTAAAGCCTCGTCTTTGTTTATGTGAGCTAATTCTGTATCACCACATGTTCCTTTACCAGCAATATCTTTATATAAAATATTTAAAAGCCAAATTTTTAATTTGTTTGGTATTAATTTAAGCAAAAATCTCATATGCATATCCTGTCAATTTCATTGTTTGTTTCTGTTCTTTTAAAACTTTCATCCAACCTTTTCTTCCTAAACACTCAATTATATCTAAATTTAAACTTCGTGCATATTCAATAAAAAACTCTTCAATTTTTTTTAAATGTTTACAAACTTGACTACCTCCAATAAATAAAAATCCTAACGCGTTTCTTGCTGGATAGTAAATTTTTTGTGTCACTACCACAGCTGTTATTTTTTTTTTGTGAGTGATTAGAAACATAGTCATAGTTCCTTGTTTTAAGAGATTATATGTTGTTTCAAGAGTGTGTCTTCCATTTGTTTGCTTTACAACACGCTCAATCCAACTTTTAACCTTATCCCAAAAAACATCTACACACTCAACACTAACTTGTTTTACTTCCATCGTTTACAATGTCATAAATTCTTTTGAGCTGATCTTGTTGATTATAAAAAAACTTAGCTCCTTTACTTCTCATATCTTTCATATCTTTTGGATTAGCACCTGACATAATACCCGCACCTAAAATGGCATCTGCACGTGATACAAATTCACCATCTGCAAGTTGTGCTAACATAGTATCTTCATCTTTGTCGCCGTTGCCTGAACCATCTTCAACATAACCCATGGCTCTTACGTAATTTGTGGCATCAGACTCATCGTGATCTGTTTTACTTGGTAGATAATTTACACCACCTTCTCTATATTTAGGCATAGCATCAACTATACCCCCTTGTGCTAATTGATATCTTGGTGATTGAAAATCATATAAAGCTTGTTGTTGTCCTGCTGGTTCAACAGGTGCTCGTTCTGTAATACCTGATAAATTATCTCTTGCTTTAGAATAAGCCATTGCATAATCTTCTTCAGAATAAGGTGACGCACTTTCAAGTTGTTGTTCCATAGTTGGTTGAGTTTGAGCAAAAGAACTACCTAATGAGCCTGCTGTGGTTCCAATACCGATTGACTGCATTGTTGTTAAAGGTGCTTTTGCAGTTTCCACTGCTAAAGCCTGTGCACCTGTACCACCTGATGCAGGTCCAAAACCAAGGTTTAATGCTTGTGATTGTGTAAGATTTGTTCCCGGCACCATTGTGTTGGCTGCGTCGCCTGCAAAACCAGCTCCTCTAAATAATGCTCCACCCACACCTGCAAATAAAGCACC